TTTTTTGTGGTTACACGTCCCTCACTTGTCGACGGCAGAACCGAAGTTGCCCTAGATCGTGGGTTTGAACACGACTCCACTCACTAGTCCAACATGGCGGTACCGTCAACAACTCAGAAGGCATGGGACATAACCTAGTCTGTTGTTTGATCCACTTCTCGATCTGAAGCTGTGTATGAACAGCAAGTCCATACTTTCTTTCCAGCAACTCTCTCGTTTTGATACCAACAGGTCTAGGTTTGACAGTGATGTTTGTATGATCTCGAGCCCAACTGTCGTCGTAAATAACCGGTCCTTCACTACCAATATGTCGCAACACATAAAGCGACAACTCTTGTAAAACTGGACATCCGGCCCACGAAGATAATGCAGACAATGCTTTGGCTCTGAGTAAAGCTGATCGCTGCTTGGGAGTCCCAAATCTAAATTCAGACATAGACCACCCAAATTTGACCAGCTGTTTTAACACGTCAGGAACGTTGACCAAATCGTCAGGGTCAAAAACGTTCCCACAGAAATCAGCCACATACGGATCAGGATCTTCCCTGATTTTAATGTTGAAACCCAATGGCATAAAATCCTCACGCACGGGCACATTACCAGTGACAGAAAATACACCATCATCGCCTTCAACAAAACCTTTGCATGAAGCACCTTTCTTGCTACAAACAAACAACATCAGCATGAGGTTGGAAAACCCATTGCCCAAAGACGTACACATGTCTCCAGACATCCTGGTTCCTGGGAGCGAAACATCAACAGGCTGCCACCTGTCAAAGAATCTACAATGGTTGATTCCAGCCAAGCTGGTCGTCAACAATTTTGAGATCCGCCTCCCATGCTCAACATTCTGCAACATATAGTCGTACAAACGCAATTCGCATTTCTGCATGAATTCGGACGACAAATGTGCCTCAAAGCTGGTGTGGTCGGAAGTGAAAACCTTCACTCCCGGCAAATATATGGATTTGATTAATACAGGCCGGTCGGCAACCGGCACGTGTTTTATGAATTCAGGGATAGTTGCATAGACAACCTCCTCAATGGCGTGTATAGCAGGGCCAGTAGCACACTTAAACCAGTCCGATCGACTGTTTATACATCGTGCTTCCTTGTATGCAGAATACCACTCACGCTTAATAAATGAGGTACATCTAGCCATCCGCTCCCTTATTGATTGCCAATGCGGAATGGTCTGGTTATTTCTCTTCCAAGTGTCGTCGAGTTGTTTTCGACGCCACTCGGGGTAGTGTGTCTTCTGTAACCACGAGAAGACTGAGAGATCGGTCCCTGGTTCCAAAGGAACCAAATTTCGTTTCAACCAAGTATCCACAAACACGCCAAACTCTGCAAGTAGTTTTTTGTCGATTTTCGGAGTCGCCACACCAAATCGTCGGGTGACTCCTCCTACAACATTCTCCACTACATCAGGATCCACAGCGGGTAAAATGGCACCATCAACATAAAAATCAAGTGCTGCAGCAACGAAATCTCTCCTTTGGATGGGGTTTCTACCGCGAACATTAATTTTAAGTTTTTCCTTCGTCGGGGGTAATGGTGGCAGCGGCACTTGGCTACGCACATACCCCGGATAACACTTGATTGGAGTGTTTAAGTTGATTGGTTGGAATGAAAATTTTGAAGCCCACCATACTGTCTGCGTTGTTTAGTCCAAGTCATCAGGTCCAGACCAAACATAATGAAGTCAGGCTCTGATGACAAGAAATCGTTGTAAGGCACATTGATGACCTTAACTAAGTCTTGGTACATAGTATGCAGATCTCCAACGCACGGATCGGCCGCCATGAACTTTCGCATCATATCAGCCACCAATACCATAGGGACATGGATGACAGTCCTATCAACCTCACCCCTAGCCTTCCAAGACACTGGGTCAACATCCAACACCGCCATTTTGCTGTCATATTGGTCATAAGGTACAACAGTTACCCGCACAATATATGGCTCCTGACGAAGCATAGTATGTGAAAGGGCATTTGTAGCACGTACATCAAGGCCATTTATATGAAAGTCTGACAACAACACTCCATCGAGTGTGTAGTGGCGTGTTGCACTTACCAACGAAATACAACATCCAAACAGTTTTCGGTACATCTTCTTGTACCATGGTACATCTCGCCTCACTTTAAATTCATGAGGCAGAGCTTCAAGGTGGATTGGGGGATCCACCTTCTTTTCGTCAACATGTTCACCATGACTCAATTTTGCGACCAAGATCTTGGCGGCCAACTCAGCCTCCATCGCTGGGAGATTTTCAATAGGTGGTGCAATAGGAACTAAATGATCAGGTGGTGTAGGCAAACTATCAAGTTTCCTCTGAAGATTGTCAGTCTCGTCTCCTACGAGAGCATTGAAACGTTTGATCAAATCAGGATCGACTGACATTTCTTTCGGAGTGTTAGGCAACCTCAATGCTGCCAATTCTTCATCTCCATCCACGAGATCTTTGAGCCTCACCTCAAATTGTATCTCCCACTCAGGTCTCCCACTTCCCCCCGTTCCGTCAGAACCAACCCCACCATTTGGCGGAGTGTGAGGTGGCACAGGTTGTGCTTTAGCCTCGCGTTCTTTTTGCTCTGTAGCAACGTTGGGTTGTGGAGTATTGGTTGGGGCAGGTGGTGCAACAGACACCTGGTTAAACGCCCCTGGTGGGTTGGACGATTGTCCAACCACCATGTTTGACATGACGAGATTCGGTTTCGCTACAATCTCACTAAATGTAGGCATTGGCGAAATTCCCGCCACTTTGTGTTCCCCATCTCGCATCATTTGCACTTCACCAACTTCAATGAAATCACTCGGTTCTAATTCAATCGGTGTTGTGGAGAGCTCAGATTCCTCCAAGGTACGAACGGCAACATGTACCGGGTGTCCAGAACTATCGAGTCCTGATAAGCACCCTGAGCACGGACAGCCGCAACAATACCAGTGCGGTAAGTCGGTGGCCCTGTAGGGTGCACAAACCGGAAGCGAGTCCTTCTCAGAGCCATGCTTATAGTCAAGCTCATCCTGAATTCTCTCAGGATCACGACAATTCGCAGGTTCGCTGAACTTCCCGTCGGTTGTAACAACGTGAGGATAGTCCGTAGTTGGAATGTTCTGATTAGTATTGGATTGATGCGAGGGGCAAGGTATCCACCTTCGCTTGTGAGCAGTGGGTCGCTTAAAGCCCGCGCCCTTTTTCGGCGCATCATATTTTGCACGATATCGAGAAGGCATGACAACTAATCCTTACTAGAATCAGTTGTCAGCATAAAAACGTGTGTGGGGTGTAACCTAACCGACTTTCGGCTAATACTACAGTTTAGGTTATCTTTAGACTGTAGGTTATTGGTTCTTCACCAGAAAAACGTCTGAGTGTTTCTGTAACACACAACGAGGTCACAAACAATGGCACCTGCCCATACGCTCAACAAAGGAGCCGCCCCAGATCAGAATACTGCTGGGCTACGAGGACAAAATGTATCATAGCACTGTTTAAACTGCAGTGCCGAGCAGCATGTGTTGCGTTCCTTCGGTTTGACGCAACTACTCCCCTACACAAGGATACTGTAACTTAATTATGTTACGTGTTACCAACACGTCACCAATTTAGGCAAATAAGGTTTTTCACTCTTAACTGGAGTTTGACAGGACCTCCCAGGTATAATCACCTGGATAAGCCTATTAAGAATAAGGGTACATCCGGAATTGTTCAACTGTGTTAAGGGCAGTAGCTCCAGAAGCATCAATTGTGATGTATGGAAACCCTGCACCAGTTGTTTGAACATCCCATTGGCAAAATCGTCCACCGGTGGCATCCGCCGCCATGTCCTTGAGTTTGGTCGCAGCACCTAACCAGCTGTTGACCGTACCCGACTCATTTGTCACATTCAGGGCAATATTGTCCATTAATGTACCACCAAAGATTCCTTCAACTATCATCCGAGCGGGCTGTGGCAAAAGCTTAATAGCCTTACCTACCACATCACCACCAATCTCCAACTTACCTAGAGAATCACCAACAAAGTCCCAATATGCACCAGCAAAAGGGGCAGATTTGTTGACACCAGTATTTGGGTGCATCTTCGCAACGCCAGTCTTCGCAAGTGATTTCATGTCAAGTCCAACATCTGGAATGCTGAACACAACACTATAATCCACCCACAAATCACCTACATTTTGCGTGTCGCCCTCAACTGCAATATACAGGTAACCCAAATCGTAAAGACGGCTGTCTGAATTCAAAGGGTAAACAACCTGATCTGGACTTAATAAACTTGGAGACAAGACAAAACGCTGGGCCGGTGAAGATAACAAGTCTTTCTGGTCAAGCGCCACACTTAGTGGCTCATATAGGGGCTTTGTACCTCTATCCTTATAAGCCATCATTGTGGGTCTGTCATCTGGTTCAGGGTCATTTGAGTCCCAATCGACAGCCATACTAACCACTCCAGTAGTAGTAGTAGCGCAATGTGGGACCCATCTGAACCGCAAGCTCTTAAATTGGTATTTCTCAAAGCTGCGAGCCAAACCCGCCAGCCATGGGAATAAGTTGGAATTTCCTGGATTGATACGATAACCTACAAGCGATTGTGCAAAGACGGCCGCTGTGAAGGAATCTACCATTTCAGAGTGTGAAACAGCCATAGAGCGACTCCCATTTACTGATGGTGTTGAGGGCGGCATAACCGACCTATAGGCCATCGGGATATTCCCAACTCTATTCGGCGCTCGTAAGCGCATCTTTTTGCTCACAACTTTCTTAATTAGCTTCTTAGGCATGATAAAAGACGACTCCTGTGTCGACGAAAG